CAGCTCCAGCATCTTGAGTGATTGTCACGCTCGTTGAAGGTCCTTCGTAAACGACTTCTTGACCCCCCGCTGCAGAACCGCGATCAATGATAACGCGGTATTTATATACATCCGGTTCCACAGCCATATCATGGTGATCCCAAGAGAACTGGTATTGGTTGTACTTGTGCCCTGTGTCAGCATCCGTATACACGTTGAGACCGACTGTGTAGTTAGCAGGTACTGATGGTTGTGGATTCGACACGTCCAACACGGCAGGCTTATCTGATTTGCGATTGAAGATATCCTCCACGTAGACGGCAATGCGGAAGCTGCGCACCGGCATCCCGCCGCCATCCTCGCGGTTCTTCTCAATGGTATAGATATATTTATTGTCCAACACAAGTTCCGACCGTCGGCAAACGCCGCCATACCAGATCTCCACGCGGTAGCCGCGGATGTATTTGTTCAGGGATCCGGTGCCCGCTCCTTGCGGCTCCTCCCCAGCAGGGTGCACGGCCGTCACGGACGGCGGCTGCTTCCAAACAAACGTGGGGGACGCGGAACGAAAAACCGGATCATTGCCTTGTCCTTCGAGCTCCAAACCGCGAATCACCGGCAGGGATGGCAATTGAGGAACAATTTCCGCCGTCGGCGCTTCAGCGAAATCCGCTTTCATACCCCACTTGGAAACGGCGACGGCCTTGACTGCATAGACCCGCCCCGGCTCCAGATTTGAAATCGTATAAAGGTTATTGCCTCCTGGAGCATCGCCATGATAGTCCCAATTGACGCCGCCGTCGGCGCTGATATAGATTTCCGCGTGATGAAAGAATCCGTAGTCATTATCAGCTTCGGCGACCCTGAAGCCCACGATGACGTTGAAATCCCACGAGGGGTAATTCACGAGCGTGAGATTTTCCACTTGTTGTGGGATACGCCGTGGATCCGGCAGCGTGGAATACTGTATGGGCACCGCATTCAAGGTCGAAAGATTATACACACTCGACTGATGCTCCTCCCATCCAATCTCCACTTCACCACTCTGGTCCAAGGACATCTCGATAATGCGCAGCGGCTTGGTTACGACAGTGGATTTGCCCACAGCGAAGACATCATAAGCCTTGGGGACCGTGCTCCAGGTGCCGACGATGTTGATAGCTGTTCCGGCGGGATAAGTGCCCGGCGGGTTGGCAATGGTTTTGTCCTCGATTTCATCGGTATCCTGGTGGCGGACCCGCACCATGTTGTATTCACCTGAACCCAAGGACTCCAACGTAACGTCCCGGTTGAGTGTAATCGTGCTGCTCGTCCCAGCAGTGACGCGGCCCCCCTGCCCCCACTGTGGGACGTCGTGTTGGAAATTCACAACGTCCCCAGCTTCGCAGACCACGGCATCAATTCCAACCTTAAAGCTGCCCTTACGTGGGCAGAGCCGCTCTTTATTGAGTAGATACTTACCGATGTGGATCGCTTGAACCTTCCGGGTAATCCCTGGGGTGTAGATCTCAAGTTTTTTAGGTTCAGCTCCAGCGGTTAATGCTTCATGATCCTCAACGGCGACGGCCTCTCTGGTATAATCCTGTTCGGCATTGGTATAATGCACTTCGATGATGTTATGTTCCCCACGTTTGCTCGCGAATGCTCCTTGGAATGACCCCTTGACGATATTACCCATGGTGAAAAGCTGCGTGGGCGTCTCGTCTTTGTCAATCAAAGGTGTAATGCCCGCTTCGGTGACCACCAGCATGCAGCGGAAAGACATACAGATATCGACCAGTGCGTCAATAGCCTTCTGGCGCTCATCCAATACATAATCCAGCCGGAACCGCTCAACCGTGGAACCCGTGCCATCACCGCTGTCCACAAGCTCATCGCAATAAGCCGCCTCAGTAATGACGCGGTCCATATTGATATCATTGACATCAATAATTTCTCCAAGCCCATAACGGGTATTGGTGAGCAGATCCAACAGGCACCATATAGGGTTCCGCGACCATTGCACCACAGGTGGGCTACCTACAGCCGCATAAGTGTTGACTTTCCGGCCACGAATCTTCGTCTTGATGTTGGAGACAGAACCGGACAGTTGGTTCGTCGCCAGCAGCTTCAAGCCGATGAGCGCCATGCCAGGATACGTCAAAGCCTCATAGCGGATTTCGTCGATGCCTGTCAGCGTAATATCAATCTGCCGTTCCTCATCCGAGTCCCAGGAAACCTTTGTGATGCGGAAGTCATACTGACTCGGATCCAAATTGTCAATGCGATAAGACCGACGCAATTCATTGATCGTTTTGGCACTAAACGTGTAGCTGTAGGTAATCTCCCCCAAATCCTCGACGAACTCCGTCGTTGGGTTATGCGTGGTCCACGTTGAATCCTCATGTTTTTTGTATTCAACTTTGATGTAGATCGTCTGCCCTTTGTACTTCCCACTACCGCTCTCGAATTTGATGCACGAAGGCATCATGAAGTTGAAGGACGCCGCCTCGACGTCTGAATTCTCAGTGGTTATAGTGTAAGGCGCATCCTTCAGCAGTTCCACGCTTAACGAGCGCAGATAATGTAGATCATTAAACCCTGGGATAACTTCCTGTTGATCCCCACCCAACCGGACGGATACCTTGATGTCCTTATAATTCTCGATAGGGTTGCCATCAATGAGGATGTTATCTCCCAGGGTTGAACCATCGACATCATCTGCATCTGTGGTTAAACCGGCGATGGACTCAATAGGTCCTTCGCACAAAGCAATGAGGACGTTCAGGTAATTCTCGTTGTCTACATTCTCTGTGTATTGATTGATAAAATTACCGCCGATCATCACTTCCCCATAAGCAACAGGGATCGGGATGCCTTCATCCGCCGTGTTCTGCACACCATCCCAACCATATGCAGGGGATGATGCACCCCCTCCGTGCCCGAAGGATGGTTTAGGAGGACCAGGCATCAAAGCTTGCGTAAGCTTAGCTAATCCATAGCCGACTGCGGCAATAGCAGCAATACCGGTAGCCGCCAGTACAACAGATTGCAACCAGACAGGCAGCGTGAAGAACGCTAACGTAACAGGATCTTTCATTATCGGCGTAATAACGAGTTCTTCTCCATCGCGGGTCGTGATCTTCTGGGTGTCACCTTCCGCAAGTCGACCGTATCGGCTGTGGATGCAGTTATATTCCGTAAAGTTGAACCACTCCGGGAGGATGTCCGCAAGCTTCCGGCCTTCGATATATAGGTATTCTTCTTTCGACTTCCTATCAAGTGGATTGCGGATGATTCTGAGTTTAAATGCCACGATCCTCACTCCATCCCACGCAGGCGACATGCAAACATCAGTCGTCTTTCAAGCACCTTGAGACGATTGATCGCCACACCGGCTCTCGTACATTGCAGGATTCGTCCTCCACCGAGATATATCCCTAGATGTCGCGCCACCCCTGAAGTCCGGTTACCAAACACTAGTACGTCCCCAGGGACGAGATTGCTAAGTGGCCTTTCGATAGCTACCTTGGACCATTCGTCGATGATTATGTGTGCATCTCCGCGAGTGGTTCCCTGGTAATCCGGTAGGTTAATATCGAACTCACGAGCAAAAAGTAGAATCAACCCGAAGCAATCCAAACCAGATTTATCTCGGCCACCGTCAATATACGGGATCCCAACGACACGCTCGGCAAAAGCCCAGAGACGCTCACCATCCACGGACACGGAACACCCTCCCGTAAGGGATATTTGGGAACCCACCGAAACGGCGCGTGTTCCCGTGCAATTTGCAGTTCGCGAAGCTATGATCACACGAATCAAAGTCCTCGATCCAATTGTAAGGTGTCACCACCAGGAAGCGCACATTGCGCCAGTGGATCTTGACGCTCCCAGACACGGCATCGTTCCACCAACGGAAGTAATTGATAGCACTGGTATCGACCGGTCCGGCATCCTCGGTTAATCCAGAGATCGGGAAGGTGAACGTCTTCCAGTTCGTCGTAATACCGATGTTCGACAGATTAGAATGCACCCAGCGATTTGTGAACGGGCCGCCACTACTCGTAATTTCTATCGCACCGTTGACGGCCAGGTTGGTAGGATCATCGGCCATCAGATCCACGACTAGACTGTCTGTGGCCTTGTCCAGACCGGGAACGGAGACGGGATGAAACCGCGCCGGAGCGACCGCCGGGTTACCTTGATTGGAGAACTCTTGGAGCAGAACTCCGATATATTGACTGGAGAAACCACTAGGCGCGGAATACGTCCCGTCTCCATTGTCAATCCAACACCCGCGGCCTTTATACACGTGGTGGCAAAAATCTCGCATGTAAATACGTCGTGGAAGCTTGGTTTCCAATAGATCAAGTTTAGATGTAGCACGAAAGACGACCTGCCCCTCAGAATAGCTACAAGAATCAATGTAATAGACAGCTTCAATCACAGCATCAGGATCATCCAAGTGATCTTCAAACACCATTTTGATGATGATATAACGTCCACGCAAACCATCGCGCTGTTCGAGATAGAACTGCATCTCGCGACTGATATTGCTAGCCGTGATTTTTACGGAATCAATTTTGCCATCCACATTTTGCTTCAACGGCGAATGTGTAATATCCCAAGGGATATAGGTCTTCTCGTTTGGGTCCCCTAAGGGGAATTTGATCTTCGTATGCCAACGGCAGAAATATAAATCTTTCTCGCCGGAAACCTCCGGTGTGTCGGATATATTGATTTGATACAGCCAGATCGGCTTGTTGGTCGGTTGGTTTTTCTCTTGGAGAAAGTTCGTAGAGACTGCCCTGGTCACGTGTTGAAGACCCTCCTCAATTCATACGTGCACTGGAACACGCCGCCCCGGAACCGGATTCGCATAGGTCCCTCAAATCGCATGGTATACTCAGTCTGATCAAATGGATTCTCAACAGTGAATGACGTAAGCTCTCCGGTTTTGGCGATGTAAAAATTGCGGATCACCTCCATCTGCGCTCGCGTGAGATTCGGGGACCTGATCCGCAACCCAATCAATCCGTTGGTGGATACAGCCCGCCGCTGCTCAGATTCATCCTCAAATCTGGAGACGAGCACATTGTAGCTGTAAATCTCTTCAGTTTCTTCTCGCGTTGGATTGAGTTCAGCCATTCTTGATCACCCTCCTGATCGGCCCATTCTCACCCGCATTCATCGCGATTACATTGATAATAACATCCTCCCCCGCGCGATCCGCCATGGCCCTAGCGACCGCTTCTGGGGTGATGAGATTGTAGATTTCAAGCGGACGTTCCTTGCGCGAGTCGGACAGGGCATTCCACTTGGGGACC